TCTGGATAATAATTTTTTGTAGTAACGTAGTTTTGATATTGACTAAAAGCATTTAGTATTATAGTGTTACTTAATACTTGAGAAGCCAATCGTATTTCTGTTCTTGAAGAAGAGATTTCTTTTATCCAATAGAAAGTGCCAAAAGATGAATTGAATAGTCTTCTTAAAAAGTTATATTGAGTATTTAGTGTGCCTCTATTAAAACCTAATGTAGTTAAATCTTTTTGTGGATCTAATACTAAAGCAGAGTATCTATTCTCGTTTATTTTGTTCTTAGAATCTGGATAGTAGTCTTCTAATTGATAGTTAACAAACTCTAGGTTTCCGTTTTGATCGTACACAAAGAATTCTATATAATCGCTTGAGTCTCCAAACTCGGCTGTTATATAGTTTGACGTTATTAATCGATCGTCTTGCGGAGAATAATCCTGTTGAACAATTCCAGGACCATCATATATTATGTTAACTTTTTCCATTAAAGTACTTTATTGATAGTTAGATACGTTTGACTTAAATCTAAAATTTGTTGACGAAGAGCATTAATCTCTTCTATCAATGCCTGCTTCTCAGGATCTAATACAGATCCGCCTATATATTCTTGACTTCTTGCAACTAAAGACTCGTGAGATTCTGATGCACCATTTGCAGGAATATCAAAAAATAACTGATCATAGTATCTAAAAAAATCTTCTACGGTAACGCTCTCTGGTGCTGGCGCTGGTATTGCAGCTGGCACCAATTCTGTAAAACTAGAATCTATTACCTTGTTATAGGTATTGACTCCTCTTACCTCTTTTACTAAATCTACCGATGTTGACATTTTTATCTAATTATTTTGAAGATGTAATCGTTATCCACATCTATGTTTTCTCCAGTTGGCAAAACAGTTTTTATTAATATTTTATAGTATCTTTCAGGCTCTAATCCTGTCATATATAAATCAAAGTAACTACTAGTAGCGTCACAGCTTATCTTAGTGTAAGTAGTATCAAAATCTACTATAATTTCTTCAGACTTTACGTCTTGTAAAGACCAATAAGACTGTTGAGGCAATGCTTTATTTACGTTATAAACAGAAGAAGTAGTAAAAGTTCTTACAGGGTATTTGTCTCTTGCGTTAACTTTGAATCTGTATTTAGTTGTGTCGGATTTGTATGTTCCTACATTATTATCTAAACTCAATACAAAATTATTATTATTTAGTACACTTAAGCTTCCTGTCGTATAAGAGCTATCGTCCCATTTCATTTCTAAAGTAGGAGGATATATAGTGTGTGTATCTACTGAGAAAAAGTTAAGAGCTATAAAACTACCTGAACTATTTTCTACTGATGTTGGATGCTTTAAAAGAAATCCATTATTTGTAGATCCACTAAACCAGTTATTTACGATAGAGGTTACGTCTGCATTTATATCTTTAGGATCTTTGTATGTGTAAGATTGAGTAGTAAAAGTATTTGTCCAGTTACCTCCTCCAGGGGTTAAGAAGTAAGAAGCATTCGGCCAATAGTTAGAAGAGGATATGTATGCATTAGGATTATACCAAGAAACTCCGTTTATTGTTTCAGGATAATCGGCGTTTTTACCAGTTCCCATTTGCCAAGAAGAAGAAACTTGTCTTATCTCTAAACTGTAGGTAGTAGATAAGTTTTCTGCATTCGCTAAATATAGTTTTAAACCAGCTTTCCAAGATCCTGTAGCGTAAGACTTTATAGTGTTGATATCCGCATCGCTAAATAATACTAAAGATCTTCTTATATCGTCGTAAGATAGAACGGCTCCAGGGTTTACATCAACAGAGTAGTTTATTGCAGAAGCATTGTTTTTTGCTGATACCTCTAATATTTCATCAAGACCAGTATTTTTTACTGGAAATTTTGAATACATTGTTGCATCTGCTGTGGGAAATATTTTATATACTGCCATTGTTTATTCTTTAAAATGTTACTACTCTACCTTTTATGTCTGTTTGAGGAAACTTTAATTCAAATATAGAAGGATCTAACGAAGGATATATTACATTGTTTAAAGTAGCGGCTTTAACATCGTAAGAGTACTTAGAATAGTTATTCGCTTCTCCTGATTTGTTTGTTATTGAAACGTCTTTAACTGTTTGAACTCCGTCTATTTGATCTAATAAAGCATATAGATCTCCCAATATAATAGGTTGATTTATCTGCCAATTGTCTTTGTCAAAATAGTTTTGTAAAGATAAAATACATCTAGCTAAAACGTCTTGGCTTGTATAGTTAGGTCTTATTACAATATCAAAGTTACAACCAATATTAATTATGTAGGCTGACTTAATGTTTATAGCATCTGTCAACATTCTATAATCAGATATGTAAGTTTTTAAATTTTCCATAAGAGGCATAGACGGTGTAGCCAAGTGATTAGCGTTATCCAATCCTAATACGTAAAGACTCACCATTACCTGATCTTTTTGGCTATTATCTGCAGCTAAATAGTTCGTATATGTAGCGTCGTCTTTTGTGATATATGCTTTAGAAATTTTACCAAACTTAGAAGGCATACTTAAACATCTTGCCAAATAATCTTCTTGAGTAACAGCTCTTAATTGACTTGAGAACTCCGCTTGAATATTTAATTTTAATTCAACATCAGAATCTCCGTCTCCACCACCAGAAGCAGGATCGATGTTGTTGGTTACTACAGTATTTTGGAAAGATAAGTCCGCGCCAGTCACTGATTTATTTACTATATAAGTTAACTCATTAGATAATACATTAGCAGAAGCTCCGCCTCCAACTAAATAAGTGAACGTTAACGTAGTATTTTGAGGAGCTAATCCGTAAGTTTGCGTAGTAACAAAGTTAGTAGGATCAAATGCGGTATTCAGTAAAGTCAAACCAGAAGTAAGACCAACTCCAACTGTATTTGGGTTAGGAATTACACTAGTGTCTGAAACTTGATTTATACCAGAACCGAACTCAATATTCATAGTTCCATCAGCTTGATATCTTGTAGTGAATCTTCTAGGAACATTCAATTTTTCTATCATATAAGGCACTTGATTAGCGCTTTGATAGAACTCTGGGTAATTGGCAGCTGTGTTTGTAACAGGGTTTAAGATATAGTCTTGAGCTAAGTAAGGCACTTCGTACCACAAGTTACCGTCTGAATCTTCTACTTTTAAAATAGTAATGATATCAGTGTCTTGTAAATTTATAGTAACAAATCTTTCAGCAGATCCAAAATTAAATTCTTGTGTTTTAACTTGACCTGATATTGTTTGTGTGGTTTTTTGTAATAAAAAACTAGTTGGAACTCCAAAAGAATCTACCGTATAAGTAGAAACTGTAGTAGGATCTAAAGAAGAAGACGTAGTAAAATCTACTTTATTTGGAACATAAAAGAAATTAGAGGTATCTACGTTAGATCTTATTTGCATTCCTTCAGCGATAGTTACAGCGTAAGTAAAGTCAGGAACAATAATACCGTTATCATTAATAGACGGAACTTGTTGATAGACTTGAATATCGGCAACTGCGGCAGACGTGGTCTTTGGTCTATAGCCTAACATGTAAGCCATAGAGTACAAATTACCCTTTTGCTTTGCGTATTGTAAAAAAGTTTCTTGTAGTTGATTGTCCAAATAGAAAGATAAAACGTCTCCAACGTAAGCCGCCATTTCTATAAACATAGAACCTGGTGAGGCTTGAGTAAAATCGTTGTACACCGTAGGGTAATACGATTTAGCATATTCTATCAAGTCCGATTTAAACGAACTAAAATCTTTATTGAGATATTTTACATCTGTACTGTTTGGCATCTTTATACGTTTTGTATTGTCAATAACACTTCGTCTGACTCTTTTGTATTTCTAATATTATAACTAAATTCTATATTAATAGCTCCTATGTTAACGTCCGAACTAACTAACAAATTAACTATATTAACGTTTGGAAAATTCGTTTCTATTTGACTGATTAGCATAGTTCTTAGATCATCCGTGGTATTTGTCTCCAACTGTTCGAATAAGAACGATCTTAATCCAGCTCCAAAGTTCGGATTAAAAGGTCTTTCTCTAGGATCAGTTAACAAGAAGTTAATCAGGTTATATTTTGTCTGATCTTTAGTGCTATACACGGTATTGAAAACGTTAGAGGTAGAAAAAGGAATGCTAACTCCTACTCCTGTAGAAGGGCGCAAATCAAGGGGCGATATTTTTCTTGCGTTATATGCCATTACATTACGCCTTTAGCTCTCATTTTACTCATCAAATCTGTGAAGTCAGGTACCTCATTTATTTGTACCATGCTTGGATCAGAACTAGGTCTTGCTGTTGCTAACATACCATTAACGTCTCCTACTGCAACCTGCTTTGGTTGAAAGAAGCTAGTTGGATCTACTCCTATTGAATTAGGTCCAA